ATCGATGCCATGGCCGACATGGCCGAGAACTTGAAAATCCCCGTCGAGGACTTCCAGACGTTGCAGAATGCGGCGTACCTCGCCGGCCAGAACATCGAAGCGACCGGCGGTGCCATCGGCAAGTTTAACGTCTTCGTCGGCAAGGCGACCGAGGGCAATAAGGAAGCTATCGAGACGCTCAACGAACTCGGCGTCAAGATCAACAATCTTGATGGGTCTTCCAAGTCGACAACGCAGCGTTTGCAAGAGATCGCGGAAGCAATCACCAGCATCACAGACCCGGCGAGGCGGTCGGCCGCCGAGGTTGCGGTATTCGGCAAGAGCGGACAGCAAGTGTCGGCGATCTTGGAGCAATGGAAGCGGCCGCTCGCCGACGTGAACAAAGAACTACAAGACATGGGCTTGGTTCACTCGCCCGAAGTCATCAAGTCGATGGCCGAGATGGCGGACCAAGCCGACAAAGGCGCCAAGAAACTCGAAGTGTTGTTCGCGCCGCTCTATGCCGCTGTGAAGGGCGCGTTGTTCAGCGCAGTCGCGGCCGGCTTTACGAGCATCGCGAACGCCATCAACGCAATCAGCGTTGGCAACCTCGACGCGCTCGTCAAGTCCCTGACAGCACTCGCCCTCGCCAGCACGATTGTCGGCATCCCCGCTGCCGTCATGATGATGCAGTCGATTGGCGATCCCATCGACGTGGCCACCAGCCAGTTGCGCGCGGCAGAAAAACAACTGGCTGACTATGAGGCGGCGTTGGAGAGCGCGAAGCGCGGCGGTGCTGCGTTCGGCGGTGAAGTGATCCGCTATGCCAACGACGTTGCTGTCGCCCAACTGAAAGTCACCGATCTTAAAAACGCGCTCGCCAAACTGACGGCCAAGCCGACGACCGCGACCGCGACGCGCACCGACGGCACGAACCCGGCCATCAAGGCGACGGCGGGTGCTGACAAGTTCGCCGAGGCGATGAAGCGTATCGAGGACGAGACCAAGGCAGCGCAAGCCGGCATTGATGAATTCAACAAGTCGGCCGGCAACATGCCGACCAAGCAGGCCGAGCGACTGGCGAAGTTGCAAGTCGACATCGGCAAATCGATCTCGTCCTTTAGCAAGGGACTGACGCCCGACCAAATCAAGACGATAACGCCGCTCGTCGAGACGCTCGAAAAGTTGAAGTTTGAACTCGCCGAGCTTGGCCGTGTGCAGCAAGTCGCCGATCAGACCAACCAGCAATATGGCGATGGCACGAAAGAACTCACCGACAAGATTTACTATCTCGACGAAGCGCTCAAAAAGAACCTGATCACGCAAGAGGAGTATGCGCTTGCGGTCGCCGACGCCAGCCAAAAGCAGAAGCTACAGGCAGCGGCGGCGCAGAAGTCGGGCGACGATTTGAAAGCCATGGGCGCGGGCATGGAGTTCGCCGCGCGCAACATCACAGAGCGTTACAACGAGTTCAACACGGGCGCGAACCTAGTGACATCGGGCTTCGAGATGATGACCGATGCACTCACCGAGTTTATTCAGAAAGGCGAACTCGATTTCCCCAAGTTCGCTGCATCGTTCGCCGCGATGATCCAAAGCATGATCATCAAGTATCTGGCGGCGAAAGCTATCGGGCTGCTGCTGGACTTCTCCACGGGCGGCGGCGGTAAAGCGCCGGGCTCGGGCACGATAGCGAGCGCGCCGGGACGTGCGGCCGGCGGTCCGGTGTCGGCTGGCAGCGCGTACACAGTCGGCGAGCGAGGACCCGAGACGTTCGTGCCAAGCGTCAATGGGACCATCGTGCCCAACGGTGCGAACGACGATAGCGGAACGGTCGTCGTCAACCTCGACATGAGAAAAGCGGACGGCGCGCGCAATCCCGAAGCCGCATTGGAGTTCGGCCGGCGCGTGAAGGCAGCGGTCGTTAGCGTCATCGCCAGCGAGCGGCGACCCGGCGGCACGCTTTACACGAACACCACAGGGTTGACGGCATGACCGAACCATCATGGCAATGGTGCGCGCAGCCCGGCGCGGCGCGTAGCACGCAGTTGCGCGTCGAGCAAACCGACTACGGCGACGGCTACGTGCATCGCTTGACGCGCGGGCTCAATCCGACCTTGCCGAAGTGGTCCTTGCAATTCCCGTTCGTCGATCTCGCGACGCTCAACGCGATGGATGCTTTCCTGGCAGCCAACGGCGCGGCGGGCTTCTACTTTCTGCCACCCGATGAAACCGCCGAGCGCTTCGTGTACTGCGATACGTGGGCGGCGACCATCGTCGACCGCACAGGGGCGGGCGCGAAGGTCGGCAATCTCAGTGCCGAGTTCGTGCGCTGCTACAATCCCCAGCCGAGCTTGTTGCCGCCGCCCGATCTTGACGTGTGGAGTTGGGCACAGGCCGTTGCATCGGCCGGCGGCTCGGTGAGTGGCGCGCGCCTCGACCTTGTGTCGACGTTCGTCAAAGCCGAAAAGGCGGCGGGCTGCTGGGCATTGACCGACGATTATTGGTTCCTGTGCGGCGAGAACGCGGTGCAGGCACGCATGTCGTTGAAGCAACGGCGCCTTGCGAGCGCGGTCAACTCGCCGGTCTTCGTCGCCAATCGCGGCTACACCTTTGATGGCCTGACGAGCTATCTCAACTCGGGCTTTATCGTCACGTCACATACAACAACGATGACGCTCGGCAATATGCGCATCGGCATCTATGAACGGCCGCCGGCGACCGCTCTCAATGCCACGTCGTTCGGCGTGAGCCACTCGACAGGAAACAATCTGACGATGCGCGCCAAGGCTAACACCGCAATGGTTGCGTCTGCGTGTTCGTCGGGCGGAAACTACACCGTGACCGATAACCTTGGCCTGTCGACGAGCAGCCGAGCAGGCGGCGCGACCACGATGCAGGGCTATCGCAATGGCGTGCGCCAGCCCGACAGCGCCGGCTTGACGGTCGGCAATACCGTGATGCCTACCCTCCCGTTGTTCATCGGCTGCCTGAACAACGTCGGCACGGCGGCGGGCTTTCGTCCTGCTGCCACTTCGTTCGCCGTCGTTGGAGCGCCGTTCAACGACACGCAGGAAGCCGACCACTACGCGCACGTCCAAGCGCTCCACACGGCGATAGGAGCGCAAGCCTGATGCCGCCGTCATCGCAACTGATTACGGAAGGGCTGATCAGGCTCTTCCAACTCGACACGACGATGCTTGGCGGGCCGTGGTTCTACTTCACCAGCGCCGAGGACGCCGAGCATGAAATCATGTGGGGCGGGCTGCCCTATGCGCCGCTGCCGATGCAGGCCGAAGGCTTCGAGATGACGACGAAGGGCGCAATCCCAACGCCGTCAGTGACGATCAGCAATCTCTACGGCGCGGGCAATCTGCTGCTTGATAGTTTCAACGGGCTTCTCGGCGCGCAACTTGTGCGCATCCTCACCTTGCGTCGCTTCCTCGACGATGGCAGCACGCCCGACCCCAACGCGATGATCTCGCGCGACAAGTTCACGGTGGCGCAGAAGACCGCGCACAACGCGCTGTCGATAACCTTCAAACTCGCCGCGCAGATGGATCAAGAGGGCGTGATGCTGCCGCGCCGGCTGGTCATGCGCGACTTCTGCAGCCACGTTTACCGACGTTGGGTGCAGACGGGGTCGATCCCTGAAAGCGGCTTGTTCGACTACAACAAAGCGACGTGCCCTTACACCGGCGGTACGTACTTCAACGTCAACGATCAATCGTGTCCGGACTATCTCGACCAATGCTCGCGCACCGTGACGGGCTGCCAAAAGCGGTTCGGCGGCGCACCGCTGCCGGCGCGGTTCTTTCCAGCGGTGGGGCGCGTCAAATGAAAACCAAAGTGCCGATGTGTCCCGTCCTGCCGCGCGCATGGACGCCAGCTATCGATGAAGTGGCGCGCGCGCATGCCATCGCCGAGTTCCCCAAGGAAGCGGCCGGCATCGTCACGAGCAATCAATGGCAACCTCTCGACAACGTCTCGACAACGCCAGACGACGACGTGTTGTTGAGCGACGAAGACCTTTTGCGCGTCGCCAACGCCGACCTGTTCTTTCACAGCCACCCGAACGGGCTCGGCTCGCCGTCTGCGCACGACATGATCTATCAGCAGCAACTTGGTATTCCGTTCGTCATCTTGTCGTTGCCCGATCCCGACTTGTTTGCGTTCGGCGATCAACTGTCGCCGCAACCTCTGCTTGGTCGCGGCTTCCGCCATGGCGTGCACGACTGTTACGGGCTCATGCGCGATTGGTATCGGCTGCGCGGCATCGATGTGCCCGACAAGCCGCGCGACTGGTCATGGTGGAGCAAGGGCGAAAATCTCTACCTCGACGGCTTCGAGGCTACGGGCTTCGAGCGCATCGACCCATCGCTCGCCACTCAAGAGGGCGACGTGCTGCTTTTCAACTTCAACCATGCCGTACCGATGCACGGCGCGCTCGTCATCGGCAATGGGCTGCTGCTGCACCATGCATCGGGTGCAAAGGCCGTCGACCCGACCCGCCTAAGCGCGACCGTGCCGCGCGCGCGCTATCAACATCTCGCCACCTACGCGTTGAGGCATGTTCATGTTGCGTGACATCTATCTTCACGGCGCACCGGGCCGGCAGTTCGGTCGACGCTGGCGGCTCGATGTCGCGACACCAGCCGAAGCGGTGCGCGCGTTGATCACGCTGCGTCCCAAGCTATCGAAGGTCTTTCGTGCCGGCCTGTGGCGCGTGATCGTCGGACCGCCGCACCTCGCCAACAGCATCGCTGTCGAACATATCAACATGCAGGCGGGCAGCCAGCCGCTCCACATCGTGCCCGCGCATCCGCCGCACGGCGAGGACGCGACGAATATCGGCAAGATCATTGTCGGCACTGTTTTGATAGCGGCGGCGGTCATTCTTACGGGTGGGCTTGCCGGGCCGCTCGCCGGCATCATGGTGAGTGTGGGCCTGTCCCTGGTCATGGGCGGCGTCGCCGGCCTGCTTACACCGCACTTGACGCAAGACCCATCGCAAGCGACCGACACGGCGAGACCGGAAGACCGGCCATCGTTCTTGTTCACGGGTGTTAGCAACAACATCCAGCAAGGCGGGCCGGTGCCTGTCGTGATGGGAACGCATCTTGTGGGGTCGGTGCTGGTCGCCGGTTCGATCAACACCGAGGACATTCCCGTATGAGCCGCGACGAGATCACCGTACGCACCATCGCCGATCCGCGCCGCATCGCGCGCAAGATGGGCAAGGGCGCGCCGACGCCCGCGCAGCCACAGCAGCCGAGCATTCAGCCCGACACCTTGCGCAGCCGTTCGACGGCGCGCGTTCTTGAGTTGTTGAGCGAAGGGCCGGTGTCTGGCCTGCACTATGGTCGCGTCGATGGCAGCAAGGTTTGGCGCTCGGTCTTCCTCGACGATACGCCCGTGCAGGACGAAGCCGGCAACTTTCAATTTCAACTCTACAACGCCGAGTTTCGATATGGCTTCCCCGATCAAGACCCCATTCCTGGCTGGCCGGTCGGCGAAGCGGAGTTCGCGGTCGGCGTCGAATGCAAGTACCACGATCCTGTCGTGCGTCGTGTCAACACGCCGATAAGCGCCATTCGCTACAAGATCAGATTGCAATCGTTGTTCCATGCCGAGCAAGACGGCGACGTGACCGGGCACCATGTCGCCTACGCTTTCGACTATCGCGTGGACGGCGGACCGTGGACCAACGCTGTCACCGAACAAATCGCCGGCAAGACGGTCTCGGTCTATGAGCGGCAAGTGCGCGTCGCGCTGCCGTTCACCGCTGGCGTGATCGATGTCCGCATTGAGCGACTGTCGCCCGACGAGACGACATCGGAGTTTCAGAACCGCACGTTCTTCTCAAGCTATACCGAGATCATCGACGGGCAGATCAATTACAGCGACAGCAGCGTGGTCGCCGTCGCCCTCGATGCCGAGGAATTTCAAACGCTGCCGCGTCGCGCCTATCTGCTTGATGGCGTGTGCGTGATGATCCCGACGAACTACGATGGTTATGCGCATTCGATCTCCGGCGATTGGGACGGCACTTTCAAAGTGGCGTGGACCAACAACCCGGCGTGGTTGCTCTATGCCATGCTGACTAATACGCGCTGGGGTGTCGGCAACTCCATCGATGCGGCGGCGGTCGATAAGTGGTCGTTCTATGAAGCGGCGTTGTGGAACGATCAGCCGTGCGCCGATGGCAAGGGCGCAATCGAAGTCCGCTACACGCTCAACTGTGTCATCAACACGAGGCAGGACGCTTTCGGCGTGTTGCAAGCGCTCGCGTCCAACATGCTGGCCACGCTGTACTACGCCAACGGCACTATCATGCTGGTGCAGGACCGTCGGCTTTACGATCCCGAACGTCTCTTCACAAACGCCGATGTCGAAAACGGCATCTTCGACTACACCAGCGCCGACGTGCGCGCGCGCCACACCGCCGTCGCCGTCACGTGGAACGATCCAGAAAATAAATACGAGGCGACCGTCGAGCTCGTCCAAGACCCCGCCCTAGTCGCGCGCTACGGCTATCGCGACACGCAAGTCACCTACTTCGGCTGCACATCGCGCGGGCAGGCACAGCGCTTCGGGCGATGGCTGATCTACACGGCGCACTTTGAAACCGAGGTCGTCACGTTCCGCACGGGCCTAGAGAACGCCGATGTGCGGCCCGGCCAGTTGATTGCCATAAGCGATCCGAGCCGCGTCGGCGCGCGCATCGGCGGGCGACTGCTGGCGAACGACGCAATCAATCTCGTGACGCTCGACAAGTTTCCGGAGGAGATGCGAGCCGACCCGACAGCGTGGTCACTGCTGATCACCGTGGGCAGCGCTGCAACGCCCGACAATCCGCCGCGCGTCTACTACCTTGGTATCGCCGGCATCGATGGCAGTGACAACGTGATGTTGACCAAGCCCGAACCGTTGCCGGCGGGCTCGATGTGGGTCGCCACCAGCACCGCCGTTGTGCCGAGGCAATGGCGGGTCAACGCGATTGCCGACCGTGACGGCGTCTATGAGATCGTCGCGACAGAGTACCACGTCGAGAAGTGGGATTACGTCGACAACTCGGCGATGGTCCCGCTGCCGCCATTCTCGCTGGTGCCATCGGGGCCGTTGCTGCCGCCGTCCGATCTCACCTTCAAGGAGTTCATCTATCTTGACGGCAGCGGCTTACCGCAATTCGGCATCGTGCTTTCGTGGCTGCCGTCGAGTGATCCGCGCATCACACACTATCAAATCGAACTGCAGGGGCCGGCGGACGACACCCGGATTTATCGCCGTGTCTTCGGCGTGTCGCAGGAAGTGCTGGCGATGCGGCAAGGCGTGTGGACGGTCTTTCTATCGGGCTACGATCAGCTAGGGCGACGCTCGCAAACGGTCGTCCTCACCTTCACACCGATCGGTCTCACCGAACCGCCGTTGCCGCCGGAAGCGTTGTTCATCACCGCACAACAACGCGTGGCGACGCTCAATTGGGTGCCCACCGGCGAAATCGATGTGATGTACTATTGGATCAAGTGGCATCCATCGACCGATGGCTCGGCGACATGGCCGACGGCGACAACCTCCATCAGCATGGTTGACCGCAACACCACGCAGATAACGACGCCGACGCGGTCGGGCACCTTCATGGTGAAGACCATCGATAGCCTAGGGCAGGAGAGTGCGCAGCCCGCCGTGGCGATCCTGGTGGAGCAAATCACCGACGACGTGCACGTCGACAACATCGTGGAGCAGACCGATTGGGGCGGCAACCTCGGCACGAATTGGCACCGCAGTCTCGGCGAGTTGCTGCTGCCGCCGCCGGAAGCACCGGAGCCCGTCGACCCGGCGCTCTTCCAAGGTCATCGCAACGTCATCATGAACCAGACGCCGACGCGGCTCGGCACGTACTTGTTTGAGGACGAGCTTGATCTAGGCATCGTGTGCTCTGTGTCGGCCATTGCACTGATCGAAGGGCATGGCGCATTCATCGGGACGACGATGTCGCGTTGGCTGCCGCTTGCCTCGGCAGTGCCGCTTGCGAGCGGCGTCAACAACTCGATGTCGACGTGGCGACCGCTGGCAATGGCGCAGCCGCTTGCGCTTGGCGCTAGCGATCAATGGGACGCGCATATTGATGTCCGCGTCAGCCAAGACGGTACGACGTTCGATGACTGGACGCCGTTGAAGTCGGCAGTGCTCACGGGCCGCCGCTTTCAATTCCAAATGCACGGCATGGTCTATGACCTGTCGACGACCGCGCGCATCTCTCGCGCCGAGGTATGGATTGAAATCCCGCTGCGCAACATCGGCGACAACGATGTCCCGCTTGATGGGACCGGCCATCTCACGATCACCTATGCCGTCCCATTTCTTGAGACGCCAACGGTGCAGATCACCGCGCGGCAAGGGCTGGCACCCGGCGGCAACATCGTGTTGACCGCAAGCACGCCCGATCACTTCACCGTTGAACATCGCGACGCCAGCGGCACAGCCGTTGCCGGCGGGTCAATCGATTACTTCGTCCAAGGCTTTGGCGGCGGCATCCCGCTTGCCCTCGCCGCGTAAGGGGACCACAGCATGACGCAATATAACTTCGGCACGATTGACCCCTATGTCGTCGACGGTGTGCAACTCGCCGGCATGCTCAATCAGTGGCGCGACGCGATGCACAGCTATCATCGCGGCGCGACGCGGCCGGTCTACATCGTTCCGGGCATGCTGTGGATTGACGACAGCGGCGGCGCGTCAGCATGGAAGCTCAAAGTCTATCTGTCGGCCGGTCTCGGCGACCGCGAGTTGTTCGTCTACAACACGACGACGGGTGCCATCACGATCAGCGCGGCATCGGGCGGCGCGTTCGCTGCCTTGAACTTGCTGGCGCAAGGCACGGTGCCAACGATAGGCGTGTGGGACACCGATAACCCCATCGACCAGAAGCGGTGGGAATGGAACATGACGGGCACCGGCGTGCTGCGGCTGCAATCGTTGAGCGATGCCGGTGCGGTGCAGTCGACGATCTCTTTCAATCGCGATGGCACGTTGGCATATCCGATTGTGCGGCCATCGTTCCGGCTGCGCATCACCGCCAACGACGTTTTGAGCGGCCCTGGTAGCTTGGCGATGTTCCGCAGCACCGCAGCGCCCGTCGAGGACTTCGACACCGGCAACGCCGTGGTGATCACCGCCAGCAATGCGACGTTCACCGCGCCGAGCGCCGGCAAGTATCTGTTTGGGCAAGCCCTCAACACGTCGGCTGCTGCTGCCGCCACCGTCTCGGCAGTCGTCCGGCACATGACGGCGGCAAGCGCGTTGATCCGCGATTACTACACGGTGGGCACGGTGTTCGGCGGCAATCAGGACGGCAATCACAACACCGCGTTGATTGACATGGCGGTGGGCGAAAAGGTCGAGTTCTTCTGGACCGTCTCCAACGCCGTGTCAGTGACCTTAAACGCCGGCACCGCGACCGCGCTCGGCAGTTTCGCCCATGGCTTCAAGGTGTCCGACTAGGGAGGCAAACGATGAACGTTTTAATCTTCGCGCTGATCGTTATCGTCGTCGTCGCGCTGGTGTGTTGGATCATTCACTTTCTGCCGCTGCCCGCCGAGATGTCGCCCAACGCCAAGTCAATTGCTATGGGTCTCGTGGCAGCCATCGGCTTGATTGTGATCCTGTTCGCCGTGTTGGGTGGCGCACCGTACTTCGGTATCGTGCGCTAGGAGGACACATCAATGCCGCCGACCCCGCTCACCATCGCCTGTCGCGAGACGGCGACCCGCATGCACAACGCGTCGCATCTATGCGGCAACGTGCAGATGCAACACAAGCTCGTCTACGAAGACAGCAAGACCTTGACCGAACTGCGCACCGAGCTAGAGCGGCTCGGCGCACCCGCCGAGGAGATCAACAATTGCGCGCTTGCCATTCAGCGCGTGTCGAACGTGATGGAGTGTGAGGGCAACGTGCTCTTGCACGACAGGCTAGACGCCGACGCCGATTGGGTGGTCCTGGCATGCGACGCACTCGACGGCGTGACGTGATGGACCTTCTCGCCGCAATAGTGTTGATCGTCCTGCATTCGGTCGATGGTTACGAGATCATCGTGAACCCCGATCAGATCGCCGTCATGCGGCCAAGCAGCGAAGCGACCAAAGGCACGCCCAACCAACTCATAGTCACTGGCGTGCACTGCATCATCGGCCTAAGCGACGGCAAGTTCGTCTCGGTCGTCGAGACGTGCGACGCCGTGCGGGCACTGATCGAAAAATCAAACAGTGAGAGGTAGGACCATGGCAAAAGAACCCGAGCGCCATCGCGACCGCGACCCCGAGTGCAAGGACGAGCCGCAGCCCAAGCGCGCGTTTGATTTGGCGAAGGACTATTTCAATCTGCGCCGCTTCCGGATGGACTTCGGGCGCGAGTTCAACGCCACGAACTACTGGGGCGACAAGGAGAAACGGCAATGAGCCCGCCGCCCTATGAGTTGCGCGACAAAGCCACGGGCGAAGTCGTGCCCAACTTCGAGGACATGGACACCGAGCCGGGCCGATACATTGAGGTATATTCCGGCACCGCTTCCGGCAATCCTGACACGCGCATAAGCGGCGGCGCGCTGCTGCGTCCTGGCGGCGAGACACCGCCCGACCCGCCGGACCCCGGCCCCGATCCCAACCCCGAGCCTATTCCTCCGACCCCTGGTGATGGCATGGACGCGATAACCAACGAGACCCAACTGCGCGACGCTCTGCAGACCTACGCCAACGAGCAACGTGTCGGCTCGTGTGGCAGCAAGACGCCGATACAGATGACGCAGCCGATCACCATTCAGCAATCGAACCACGATGGCATGCCATGGGGCGCGAACTTGAATTTTACTCGGCTGCTGTGGCGCGGTGCGAGCGGCCAAGACATGATCACCTATCGAGGCAAGAACGGCATTTCAAACCGTGGGCTCTACCTCGAAAAGTTCTGCATGGATGGCAACGGCTACGCGGGCAGCCCGGCGGGGCGATGCCTGCACATCTATGCGCCAGATGGCGATCCTGGCTGCATTTACAAATTCACCTTGCGCGACATCTTCACGTGCTACGCCACAAACGGCATCGCCTTGCGCGGCGCGGTGTTTGAGGGGTTGATGGAGAACGTCCACGCCGAGAACCACAGCGCCGACGGTATCTTGATGGAGCATCTCGGCCTCGACGGCAGCGCGCCGTGGTCCATCGTGTCTAACATCATGGTCATGCATCCCAACTCAAGCCGCAACTTCGGCGCCGGGATGAAGCAACCCTATTCGGTCAACTCGATTTTCGGGAGCTACGTGCTCAATGCCAACGGCGGCATACTCGCACCCGATGGGCTACGCGGTGTGATGATGTCGAACGGCGAGAACACGGGCGAACAGTTGATCGTCATGGGCGGCAACGGCTACGGGTCGACGCTGTCGACGAACGAGGGCGCGACCGATGGCAAGACGCACGCGCGCAAGTACCAAGGCGGCCAATGGGTGAGTGTCGGCAAGCCGATGCTCTACGGCACGAACAACGTGCAGCAGGAGGACCGCTCCAACCATATGAGCTACTACGGCGACGGCAGTCAGTCGCCACGGTGGATGAAGTGAGACGCGACGACGAGAAGTTGGCGCGCTCGCTGATTGATCAGATACGACTGCGCCTCGACAAGCTCGAAGAACTTGTCGACGCGAGCGCCGCCGTCGAGCCGCTGCCCGAAGGCTATCTAACCCCGCACTTCACCTTGGCCGAATTGACCTACAGTGCAACGGCCGAGATGAACGGCATCGACAACTCGCCGAACGATGACGAGCTTGCCGAGTTGACCAAGACCGCCGAACTCCTCGAAGAAATCAGATCCATTCTGGGCGCGCCGGTCGTCGTGTCGTCGGGCTTCCGGTGCGAGGAAGTCAACACGCTGGTCGGCGGTGCAGAGAACAGCGCGCACCGCTGGGGTGGAGCGGCCGACATCGAAGCGCCGGAGTTCGGCGACCCGCTTGCCATCTGCAAAGCAATCGAGCCGCACATGGTAACGCTCGGTATCGATCAACTGATTTACGAAAGCGGTGGCGGTGCCTATTGGGTGCACGTCGGCCGACCCGAGCCCGGCAACGGTGCGCGCTGTCAGCCGTTCACCATCGCGAACGGCGCGACGTGTTATGCGCCGTTCCCCGGATGAGCAAATCGGGACTAGTAGCGATTTGCTCTAACAGCAGGAGGAAAGTGATGGTCGAACAGAAGCCCATGGGCACGCAAGACGCAGCGCAGGGACAGAACCCGCCGCATCCGCAAGGGGGCCCGCCGGGTCAGACCGGCAATCACCCG